GGGGGGGGGGGGATTTGCAAATAACAGCGGTAGAAAATAATCCTATGATTGCGGAAGCCTACAAAAAACTATTTCCGAATGATGAAGTAATTATAGGGGACGCTTTGCAGTATCTTGAAAATAATTTTATGAATTTTGATTTTATATGGGCAAGCCCCGTCTGCGTATCCCATAGCGATTTTAGGAGAATGTGGGCTGAAGCAAAAAGATATGCGCCCATAATTCCTGATATGTCTTTATACGGCATTATTATATTTTTGCGGCAGTACTTCAAGGGATTATTTTGCGTTGAAAATGTGAAGCCTTATTATAAGGCGTTAATTGCGCCTAGCGCGATTATAGGACGGCATTATTTTTGGACTAATTTTTTTATAGGCAGTTTGCCATTTGAAACGAACGTAAAAATAAGAGATATAGAAATGGAGTTTGTGCGGAACCATGAAACTTTTTCAGTTGTGGCAGATTTGAAAGGTATAAATAAAAGGCAGGTATTAAAAAACTGCGTTGACAGCGAAATAGGAAAATATATTTTAGAGTGCGCAATGAAGAAGTTCACGGCGGTCAGAGTTAAAACCCCGTTATTTGAAATGGGGGTTGATTGAATGTCTTGCATAGAATATAAATCTTTTCGTTTTAAGGCGGAGACATTGGAGCTTATTGATCAAATAAACGGAATTATTAAGGAGTATAACAAGCAGGGATATTCATTAACATTGAGGCAGGTATATTATCAGTTAGTTGCAAAAGGATTAATTCCGAATAATGACAGGCAGTATAAAATTATCGGAAATGCCGTAAATGACGGCAGGCTGGCAGGGTTAATTGACTGGTACGCCATAGAAGACAGGACTAGGTATATCAGGCATAATGCGCATTGGGATACTCCTGCGGATATTATAAACGGAGCTTCACTGGGATATTATAAAGACCATTGGGAATATATGGACGGTTATGCCGAAGTTTGGGTAGAGAAAGACGCGTTAATCGGCATAGTGCAGAAAGCCTGCAATAAATTAGACGTTCCCTGTTTTTCCTGCCGGGGCTATACGAGCCAGTCTGAAATGTGGAGAGCCGCGCAGCGATTTATAAAAAAACAAGAGAACGGAAAATATAATGTATTAATTCATTTAGGCGATCATGATCCGTCAGGCATTGACATGACAAGGGATATAGAGGACAGGTTAAAGTTCTTCGGCGCAGATGTGGAAGTAAAAAGAATTGCATTGAATAGAGAGCAAATTGATTTATATAAACCGCCGCCTAATCCTGCGAAAATAACGGACAGCCGATGTCAGGCGTATATTAAAAAGCATGGAAAAACTTCATGGGAATTAGACGCGCTTCCGCCGAATGTATTGGAAAGCCTTATAGACGATGAAGTGTCTATGCACATCGACGATGTTGAATGGCGGAATGTCGAAGCGGTTATTAGAAAAGAAAAAGCGCAGTTGCAGGCGCTGTGCAAGAATTATCAAAAAATATGTTCATATAAGTTTATGCAGGAGATTGCGTAATGGCAAAGCAAATTAGTTTAACGGAAAAAGAAATAGATTTGCTTTCTGGAGCGTTGGGTTTATTTTATGCCTCTACCGGAAAGGGGAATGCTAGGCTGTTTAATAAAATAACGAAGCCCCATCAAAGAATAAAAACAGCGTCTGCGAAGGCCAAAGGCAGGAACCTTCAAAAATGGGCGGCAAGCAAAATAGCAGAACTGCTCGATTATAAACTGCCCGAAAATAAAGATGATTCGCATATTAGAAGCCGCGAAATGGGGCAAAGCGGAGTTGACGTTGTTTTATCAAAGAAAGCAAAACAGCTATTCCCGTTTGCCGTTGAATGCAAAAATCAAGAAAAAATAAACTTAAAAGAATTTATGGAACAGGCGGAAGCAAACAGCAGTCAATATGCGTTTCCTCTTTTAATTGTGAAAAATAAAACGTTAAAAGAGCCGTTATTAGTGATGAAGTGGGAGGCGTTTGCCAATTTATTTAGTCAATGGAAGTTAAACCCCTCTTATGAAAAGAAAAGGGCGGATTTAGATTAAATGGAAAAATTAAAAGGCGTTTTATATGCCGTATTTGCGTTTTTGTATGTGCCATTGTTATTGGTTTTAATGTGCATGCTGGTTGATTTGCTAAATTGGTTAAAAATAATCTGCCGTTGAGCAGTTATTTAATATTTTTTGGAGGTCTTTATATGACTAAAAGAGAGAATAAGTTCGGAATTAAATGCCTGTTCATGTATCCGGCATTTAAAATTCAAGATCCTGCAACGCAGGCGGAATTGCAGCTAAAGGCATCAGTGGAGTTCTTTCCCGGTGATTTTCTGCCTGAGTTTGTCGATGTGCAAAACGAAATAAGGCAGAAAATTGAACGGCAGAAAATGGCGGTCGAAGCGGCTTCAGACGCGCCTGTGGATCTTTTCAATGAGTTTGAACTGGAGGGGTTAAAAATCAAAGTTGACGTAATTAATAACAGCACTTTTTTTCCTGTGTCGGTTGCTGCGGAAGACGGCGATTTTTCAGGAGAGGCATCGGGCAAAAAAAAACGAGCTGAGATGCCTGCCAAAAAAGAAAGGCGCACGGCTCCCGGCGATGAAGAGGAAGATGAAAACGATGAATAATCGTTTTTGATTTTGCTGTTTGTTTTTTATGCCCTGCCAAAAACCGGCAGGGCTTTTTAAAGAGGCTTTTATGGATTGCAGGTATTTTGACAGCTGTTCCGCGCCGCTGTGCCCCAAAAATGCAGGAGCCGTAAAAAGAATATGGTTCCCTAATGAGGAAATATGCCGTTTGCATGACGTTCCCGAATGGGCAAGAAGGCAGCGCAGGATTGTCAAAAAAGCAAATTTTTTTGCCGGCTGTTTTACGCTTGCCATGCTTGAAAGGGACTGCCGCATTGCAAAAGGGATAAAAGGCATAGACCCTGACGGGGCTGATGAAAAATGTGCAGGAGCGGAGAAAATGTGGCTTGCCGTCCACCGCGCAATTACCGAGCAGGATAGGGAGAAAATGAAGGACAGAGGCAGGCGGAATACGGCGCTTTTATCCCGTTTTAAGGGCAAAAACTAGGTTACTTTATGGGGGTATTTGTAAAACGGGGCATAAAAGGCAGTTTTATACGGCTGAGGCTGGGGAAGCGCAAATAAGCCTATGAACGGTTGACAATTAGGCGGTTGCAGGGCTATTGTGCTTTTAGGGAAAAATAATGGGATTTTTTGATTTATTTAAGACGGGCAAGCAAAAATTTTCAAAAATGAATAAGGAAATATATGACGCGGTAGTGCAAAATTTTACCGAAGCTGGGTATATCAAATCGGAACTGCTTCCGCAGATACTGGATAAAATTAAAACGGGGCTTTGCGAAGGGGCAGGATTTGCAAATGTATTTAGTTACGACGACTGCCTCACTCTCGAAGAGAAAAAAAGCCTCAGCCTTCCTGCGCGAAAGAAAATATCGCGCGAAATGATTAATAGTTTGTCAGAGGAAGGGCGGAAACTGAAAGACCCCAAAAAAACTATTGAACATCTTTATTACGGCGTTTCTTCCGTTATAGAAAAAAGATACAGGCTAATTGAGATGAAAGAAGAATTAGCAAATGACCCGTATCTTTTAGGGTACAAACTTATAGCCGCGCTGGATTGCGGCACTTGCATTATTTGCGGCGCGTACGACGGGAAAATTATAAAAACGGCTGAGGAACTTGACGCGTTTGAAAATAAAAAATGCTGCAATGATGCATGCTGCGGCTGTATTTATGTGCCGGTTCAAAAAGGGCTTGAAACGGCGGCGGAGCCTACCTATGCAAAATGGTTTAAGAAATTACCTGAAGAAGATAAAAAAGAAATTTTAGGCGAATACTATGACAGGCATAAGGCAGGGGAATCGTTAATGGATATTGCAAACAGCATAGTATAAATTAAATTTTTATTTGCGTTTCTTTTTCTCAGGCTGTTTTTTAGGTCTGCCGACCGATTTAACAATTTTAATATCTTCCAATGCCGTTTCTGGAAATATAGCCTCTTTCGTTATGGGTTTAATGCCCGCTCTTAATAGGCGCTGTTTGACAGTCCAGTAAGGCAGGTCTAATTTTTCCGCCATTTCAGCGATTGTTAATCCTTTCATATCTTTATTATATCCTCATTTTATCTAAAAATCAATAATTGTACTAGAAAAAGTACATTTTACTATACAGGCATTAAGTAGAATGACTAAAAACTTTCAAAAAAAGTGAAAATATTTTTATAAAACTGTTGGCAAATTGTACTAGTGGGAGTACAATTATAATATAGAGATACAAGAGAGTATCTAAAATATTTAGGAGGCAGGGAAATGACAGTAAAATTCATGTATAACGGACTGAAAGCAGACGGCAGGCTCTATAAGGGCTTCTGGAGCCGAAACGGGTATGTAAGCGGCGAAAAGGTCTGCATGGAAACAATTACCTTTTACGCAAGGGGCTATCAGCCGCTTCCTAAAGAAATCGGGTTTAATGTGCAGAATGACACCGACATAATGACCGATTACATTGACAGCGACAGCGTTCGTTTTACGCCTGACCATGCAAATTATAAAGACGCTTTGCAGGCATGGAACTTGCAGGAAATCAGAAACGCGAAAAGGCTGATTGCAAGGTATGAGAAAAAAATCGCAGAGGGAACGGCAAACAGGCATATTGAAAAATACCTGCAAGAAGCAAGGGAACGGCTGGCAAAATTAGCGGCGTGATGAAATGCAGCGCCTCTGTATAGGGGTATTAAAAAACTTTTTAAAGGAGAAAGAAGATGAAAAAGATTAATGGTTTTGAATTAAAAAACTACTATTACTATTCTAATCACGGCGATTATGTAATTGTTTGGGATAACGGCACTTATGTTGCAGACAGAGTAATTCATTTTGATAATGGGCGCGGCTTTGTTTTTTTAGCAGGGCATCGGTTTTACATGGAAGGCGTTAGCTTCCGTTTGGTAAGGGAGTAAAAAATGACAAGGGAAGAGTTGAAAAACAAGATTGCTGAAATTGACGGGAGCGATACGCTCTGGGCTTATTGCGAACAGATGATAAACGGAACCGAAAGCATTGCGGAACTTGAAACGCAAATTAGAGGTTATTTTCACGGCGATAAAATATTAGCCGACAAAGTAATTTTTAATGTCCTTGTTTTTATGAGCAATAAAAACAAGGACATTAAAACGGCAAAAACAATGACAGGGATTCCGCTAAATGATTTAATTGCCGAGTATGAATTGAGGATTGAGGCGCTGCTTCTTGACTATGAAGCGGCTAAAGAGGCTGTTCGCAAACGCAACGGAAAGGAAGGGAATATGTCCGATGCTGTAATTCAGGAAATGAAGGGGCTGCGTGAAGAAATCCGAAAACTCAAGACTATTATTGTCCGTGAGTATTGCATCGGAAATGTTTATTACAAGATAGCATTGCCCGTCAGTGAATCAGATTTTGCGGAAAGCATTTTGTTTCAGCATTTTTATCCTGCCGTTGATGTTTCACTGCTTGAATTTGTTTCATCTTCTAACGAAATGGAAGATATTAACGCGCCCGGTTTTGAATTAACAGAATGGGGTCATAAAGTATGGAGGATTGAGAAATGACAATGTATCAAGCGGAAATTTTAATTTGCGATATGGCAAAACTAAATGATAACGGCATTGATTTTATCGGCAAAAATGCAGTTATGAAACATTTTATCGGCGACTGCCTGCGCTTTTACAAGATTAACGGCGGTTACGAAACAGTCATGCAGAATTGGAAAGGCTATCAGGAAATAACGGTTAAGCAGATAAGGATAATATGGGGAATGGTCGGGGCGCTGTTGAAAAATTGCGCTGTAGAAACGGATTAAAGGGCGTTTGCCCTGTCTATAATATATAGAGAGGGGCAAAAATGACGAGAGAAGAGATAGCAGATAAAATCGGCGTTAAAATTGCAAAAAAAGAATATAAATATCTTGAAGCGTTTTGCGGCAAAGTTAGCGATATTGAATTAATGCGCTTATTGCTGATCTACCGTTATAAACTTTTGCAGACGTATGAAAACGGCGTTCGGGATATGCACAAGGCATTGCAAAACTTACAGGGCAATTTAGACCTATAATAATATATAAATGGGGGATTTATGATTTGGGTGCTGATTATCATTGCGGTTGTTTTATTTGGAATGCTGTGTTGTTTTATTTTGTTTTTTAATTCAAATAAAAAATCTAAATATTATAAAAAACTGGGAAAATGGAGAAAGAAAAATAATGCTGGCTGATTGGAAAAATATCGAAGAGATTGAAAATGTTAGTAAAAGACATGAAAAAGTAATTATTAGTATTTTTTCGCGCGGCGGCGATTTTTCTTTTGGCGTTAATGTTTTCTTAAAGACTAGTGGCATAGGTTTTCCTGTAATGGAAGAGCCTCATGTTTATAAATCAAAAAGGGCGGCAGTTAGAGCGGCGGTTTTATACATAAAAGAGCATATCATGACAATGGAAATGTTTAAGGGCGATGAAAAAACTATTTTAAAACTTCTGCCGAATGTCAGGCAGGGATTATTTGATGTGGAAGAGGAAATGAGGAAAGAATAAAAGATGAACGTTTTAAATAAGGGGAGGTGTTCAAGGTGTTTAGCGGCTAAAACAGATAAAAAACTTTATAGAGAGGCAAAAATAAAAATAGGCGGCAGGGACTATAGTATTAATAGCTATTTTACTTGGCTGTACTGCCTTGCAAATAAAAATTGGTGTAGGAATTGTGCCCTGCATTGCAAGGAACCGCCGATGGGAATGTCGGCGGACGATTACAAAAAATTAAATGAGGGGAAAACAGTATGAAAAAAATAGAATTGAGCATTGTTGAAAGCATGATAGTTTTAAACGGAAGCGTATGCGCATTATTGTTTATTGATCCTCCTGAGAATTGCAGGGAATGCCCTCTTCATATTCTGACTTTTGAAAATGAACGCTTTGAAAAAGATATTTTTTCCTGCGCAGGTTTTAAGGGAAGAGGCACAATAAATTCCGAAAGCGATTTTTTGAATAATTTTGACGATTATTCAAAAAGTGCCGCTCCTAACTGCCCGTTAAAAGTTATTGTCAGGAATGCAGATAAAGAAGGGGAAGAATGCAAGAAATGCGTTAATTGCAGGCATAGTGAAATCCTATTAAAAAGCGGAAGCCTCTATTGCCATGTTTTAAAAGGGATTGTAGACGAAACAGTATGCGCGTCATGGGCGAAGTAGAAGGGAGAGAGAGTGAATGATTGAGGAAAAAGCGGCGGATATTTACAGCAAAAGCATTTTAGCCGAATGCTATAAAGAACCGTTATCGGTTGCGACAAGGAAGGTTGCTAAAGACGCATTTATAGCAGGAGTAGCTTGGCATAAAAGCGCAAAGAACTTGAAATGGAATTATTTGCGCGTAACGGAGGCGGAGAAATGAGTATGCCCCACTGTGTTTTAAAAACCGTATTGTCAAATAGCAATTACCGCACAATAGCCGCCATGATCGAGACTGTATTTTGGCAGACTAATAATTCTGAAAACGATTATATACGAATTATGAGGTGCAAAAAAGACGATATAGAGTTTACGAAAGGAAATTATAATCAAATATATAATCAAGTTACAAGCGCAGGCGAAAGAATTGATTTGATTGAAAAGTTTTTAATAGACAAAGCAAATTATCCGCTTCAGGGGGGGTTTGTTTTAATGAAAAATCCGTTAGTATTTATTATTTGTATGGTTATCGTAAATATAATCGGAATATACGTTTTTAATCTCGAAGAGGGATTGGTGATATTAAATCTTTGTGCGATAGTCGTATATTTTTTTATATATTTTATTTATTTAGGAATTGCGGAGGGTTAAGATGAATCCGTTAGAAAAATCAGTACTGAAAAGCACAGTGTTAATGCTCAGCAGGAATTGTACAAACTGCATTAATTCTGATTGTTATGGTAAAAACGAGTGCATTATTAGAGGCGCTAACGGCATTGACTTTTATTCGCATTGGCAGGGAGAGCCGAATAAAAATGTAGCATTAGAATACATAAATAGCAATGCGGATAAATTTAATAATGAAGAATTAGATTTTTTAATAGGGTATTTTAATGATTGACGAATATGATAAAAATTATTTTTTACTGTCTTGCGATGTCTGCGGAGTTACGGAAGCCGGTCCGTTTGAAACATTTGATGAAGCGGTGCAGCATAAAAGGGATTTTCCCGACGAATGGAAATCGCTGAGGCTTAAAAACGGCGCAACGGGAAAAACGGAATGGCAGGACGTGTGCGCAGGCTGTTTTCCGAAAACTGAAGTAGGAAAATGGAAAGCGTTCCCCATATCTAAAAGGAAATCTAAAACAGGGCAGAAAGCAGACGAAAACATAACAAAAATGGCTAACTCGATAGCCAAGACGATAAATAAAAGAAAGAGGGAATTAAATGAATAAACTATTTGACGTTCCTGTTTCAGAAAAAAAAACTGCAAAGCGCGGAAAGCAGTTTAAGCAAATTCCGCTGGATAAATATATAATTATGTGCGAAAAAGAGGCAGTAGTATTTTTTCTGCATGATTTTTGCCCTTATGCCTACGCTCCGAAAAGAATAAACGCAGGCGCTCTAAAAGGCGCGTATGAGGTCATTATTCCGTTCTGCGCTCTGAATATAGGGGCAGCGCATTGGGATAGTATGCAGGATGAAAACAACTGCAAAATAGTAGAATATTATCTAGAAGAGTTCTGTTTAAAATGCGGTTTTGCGCATATTGAATTTCGCATAGGCTGGAAGGGACTTAATTGCGGCTGGAATTATGCGGAAGACAGGCAGGTAAAATTGACAGTTAAGATAAACAATTCTTTTAAAAATAAAATAATCAATGACTATGGAGCAAACATAAAGGCGGAATTTGCATGAAAATAATATATGATTCAAAAGACGAAAAGTCCCGTTTTTGCGAATTAACCGCGAGAATGACCCTGCAATACAGGGAAATATTAAAAAACTATCCCGATGCAGTGCTGTCAGAAATGCTCGATGAATTAAACGATAAGGCGGTATCCGGCGCGTATCCTGAATGTTTTGCCGATGAAGAATATAAAATAATAAAGGGTTTATTATATGAAAATGCAAGGTAAAATTATGCTGAATGCGTTAAATGCCTGCATTTCTGCCGGCTAAACGCGCCGTTAAATCACAGCATAAAGTAACTTTTCGCTGTAAATTTATCCGTTTCTGATTATATATAGTAATTATTTAATAGAGGCGGTTTTAAAATAATATAAACCCATTGACAGGCGGAAAAACCAAGCGCACATAATTCAAAATATGGCGGAAAAAACGGCGGTTAAAAAAAGAAACTCGGTTATTCCTAGAACGAAGCCCTTATTAATCGTCCCGAAGAGAAAAACATTCGCATCGTTAAATAAATGGATTAAAGAAACGAAACATTCATATCAAGTAACTAGGAAAGACGTATGCTACATATACAGAAACATAATTTTTGCTAAAACATACGGCGAGTTAAAAGACATCATGGAAAATGAGGAAAAACGCGACGGCTACCCCGTTATTGTGCTTGCCGTCATTGCAGGCGTTTTAGGGGATATTGCAAGAGGAAATATAGTTAATTTAACGCGGATGCTTCAATTTGTTTTTCCTGACGCAATGAGAAATATTGACCCTGATGTGTTTGCAAACGAAGCAGGGCGCGGCGGTTATGATGAAATACAGGAAATGGAAAACGCGCTTAAAAGGCTGGAAGGCGACGACAGCATTTTAATAGTTGATAAATTATTAATGGCGGAAGACACAAAAACAAGGATTATAAAATGAACACAATGCCCGTTGACATGAAGTCAGCCGATCCTTTTAACGCCGCCTCCGTTGCATATAATCAAAAAAGGTATGAAGTTCTAAAACAGGTCGTTCAAAGCAAGGCAAGGAATAAACATTTAAACTTTATTGATTATTTGTGGAATAATCCCAGTGAACCTTTTATGATCGGCAGGCATACAAGAATTATTTGCGAAAAAATAGATTATGCCGTTGAAAGGCTGAAAAAAAATCACAGCACATTTTTAGTCATGGCGGTTCCGTTCAGGCACGGGAAAGCATTTCACCCCGATACGCCCGTGCTAACTGTTACGGGCTGGAAAAAACACGGGGAATTAAAAATAGGCGATTATGTATTTGACCCTAACGGAAAGCCAGTGCAGGTAATGGCAAATACGGGAACTTATTTATATAAAAGATACGTCATCGAGTTTGAACACGGGGAAATCTTATATACAACGCCTGAGCATGAATGGCCTGTAACATTTTGCGATAGCAAATGGGAAATTGAAAAAGACATGGGAATTCTTGAAACCAAAGCATTCGCGAAAGTTTGGCAGAAAGGGAAAAAAGACGTAATCATAAAAAGAAATTATGAAAGCATTGAATTGGCAAAAAATAATAACGGCATAGTTTACGATACCCACGCAAAAATAAGCAATGTGTATTTTGTGCAGGGCAACTATTACTGCAACTGCATTCAGGTAGAGGGCGGACTGTACCTTGTCGGTAAAGGAATGATCCCTACTCATAATTCGGAAATAATCAGCCGAAAACTCCCTGCCCATTTTCTCGGCTTGTTTCCTGACGGCAAAGTTTTATTAACGGGGCATACGGCAAATCTAACTATCGGTTTTAGCAAAGAAAGCAGAAACCTTTTAATGACTGAAAAATATAAAGAATTATTTCCTGAAACGCAGTTAAACCCGTATGACAGCGCGGCGGCTCACTGGAGGGTGTTCGGCAGGAACGGGGAAGTATTTGCCTGCGGTCTCGGCGGTTCTATGGCAGGGCAAGGGTATACGCTGGGAATTGTCGATGACTTTTGCAGAAATAGGGCGGACGCAGAAAGCCCAGCCATGCGCGATAAAATGTGGAGCAGTTTTACAAATGATTTTTTAACAAGACGCGCTCCCAGATCAATAACGATAATCACGGCGACGACATGGCATATAGACGACATAATCGGTAGGATTGAAAAACAAATGAAGGAAGATCCGTATTTTCCGAAGTTTGAAATTATAAGAATACCTGCATTTAATGATGAATACGATCAAGGCATTTTATTTCCTGAGCGGTTTAATGCGTCATGGTACAATGAACAGAAAGCGGCGCTTGGAACTTACGGAACCGCGTCGCTTTTGCAGTGCAACCCGACGGCTCAGGGCGGAAACATATTAAAAGTTGATAACATTAAAAAAGTGCCCCTAACGCAGTTTCCTGAAATGAAATTTGCCAGAATATGGGATTTAGCGCACACGGAAAAAGAAAGGGCAAGCCAAGACCCTGACTGGACTAGCGGAACATTGTTATTATTCCGAAGAAAAACGGGAGCGCCGAGACAGTGGGAATTATGGATTAAAGACGTGAAGCGGTTCCGGTTTGACGCGCCGAAAAGAGATAATCAGATATTAAACATAACAGCGTCAGACGGCGCGTATGCAGAAGTAGCCATTGAAAATTCACTTGACAGCAAAGACGCTTATAAAACGCTTCAAAATATTTTGCTCGGGCAGAGAGTTGTTAAATCCATAAAAACTAAAGGGGATAAAGTAGTAAGGGCGGCTCCGTTAGAGCCTATTTTTGAAGCAGGCGATGTATATGTGCCTGAAAATGCGCCGTGGCTTCAGGCATGGATTGACGAATTGCAGTCATTCCCTGCCGGTACCCACGATGACCAAGTTGATAATTTATCGGCAGGATTTGCGCATTTTTATAAGAGCTGCGGAGTTATTTCAGTGCCTATGTATGAGGGAGGCAATTATGTTCCGCAAAGACAAAGCGTTTACAGGTAATTTGAAGAGGGGGGCAAAATGACAATTAACATTTTGGGGCAGGATTACGATATGCAGGAAACAAACGCTAAAGACGATGTGCGCATGACAGATTTAGACGGTTATTGCGACTGCTTTGGAAAAACAATTCGCATAAATAATGATTTTAATGAAAATAATCCTGCCTGCATTTCTAATCTTCCAATGTATAAACAGCGCGTTATGCGCCACGAGATAATTCATGCTTTTTTTGAAGAAAGCGGACTAAAAGAATATAAAGGCGATGAATTAATTGTAGAATGGATAGCTTGTCAGTTTTCAAAAATGGAAAAAGCATTTCAACAGGCAGGCGCGCTATAAAAGGGGGAATTTATGGGGCAGAGGCAGATTAAAACCATAAGAAGGACGGCAGAAAAAACAGCCAAGTTAATGGCGTTAGAATTAGCCAAAGCGCAATTAATGGAAATTGCAAATGCTCCGTTTAAAATTAGATGGCAGTTTTGCAAGGCAATACTGTTTCCTAAAAAATTAAAAGTGTCTGCGGAAGAAAAAGAAAGGATACAGAGAACGGCTCATGGCGGAATGAATGAACAATTGAAAAATGAAAAGGGAAAAGACAATGGATAGAGTAAAAGTAAATTGCGATAATCAGTTTTATCTAAACGACAAACAGATTGAAGACTTGAAAAGAATATTAGGCGATATTAAAGAAAAACCATGTTATATAACTATTTCTTGTGAAGAATTAGCAAATAAAATGAAAGGAGTGTTTAATTATGAGCGTAACAAACGAACATGAATTGTATGCGGAGTTTAAAGAGGATTGGGAAGAAGTGCGCGATTGCGTAAAAGGCAACCGCGCAATTAAAAAGAAAAAAGAAAAGTACCTGCCTATGCTTTCAGGGCAGAGCAATAGCGATTATGAACGCTACCTGAAAAAGGTTAAATTTTTCGGGGCGACGGGCAGAACGCTGGACGGTTTGCATGGGAACATTTTTAGAAAGGCTCCTGAATATACAGGGGAAGTTTCAGAAACGTTTACAAACTCGCTTCAAGACGTTGATTTAATGGGAACGAACATAGAGCAGTTTGTTTCAGACATTGTTTATGACAATTTGCAGACAAATTGGGGGGGAATACTTGTTGATTATGCCAGAAAAGCAGAAGCTGTATCATTAGCGGACGCAGAGAAAAAAGGGTTAAAGGCTTATTTAAAATACTACCCTGCGGAAAATATAATAAACTGGGAGTATAACACAATTAACGGCAAAGTGAGGCTCCGCATGGTTATTTTAAAAGAACCTTATGCGGAACCGCTTCCTGAAGACAGGTTTGCAGTTAAAACATATTACAGGTACAGAGAATTATACCTCGACCCTATAACAAACAAGTACAAGCAAAATGTATTTGATGAAAGGGTTTCAGTAACGGAACCTGCGGAAGAAGAAATCATAATCAGAATGAACGGAGAAGAACTTGATGACATTCCGTTTTACCCGATACCGGGAAGCCTGCCTGAGAAGTCCATGCTGTATGATTTAGCGCAGATAAACATACAGCATTATCAAGACAGGGCGGATTATCAAAACGGCAAGCATTATACGTCAATACCTACTCCGATAGCAGTAGGGCTGAAACCTGCGCTAAACGATGAAGGCAAGGCGGCTCCGATGTTTATCGGCGGAACGCAGTTTCAATTTTTCCCGAATGAGGATCATACGCCGGGAGCGGACGTGAAATTTTTAGAGTTTACGGGCGCAGGCATGAAAGCATTAGCGGACGGCATTATTCATTTAGAAAGTTTAATGGCAATTTTGGGGGCGCACATAATCGCGGCTGAAAAAAAGGGAGTAGAAACGGCGGAAGCCCTGCGGATACACCGCATCGGGGAAAATGGCGTTTTATCTACATACGCAAGGAATGTAAGCAATTCCGTAACGAAAGCGCTGCGGAAAAAAGGGCAATGGGATAATGAAGACGCAGATAAATTAAATGAATGGAGCTTTAACCTCAATACCGATTTTGATTTAAGCGAAGAAAATGTGCAGACATTAACCGTTCTATTGTCAGGCAGAACCGCAGGAGAAATTCCCAGAATGTCATTATATCTCGGATTGAAGTCATTGAACCTTATCCCCGAACAATGGGATTTTGATGCGTTCATTGCAGAACTTGAAAAAGACGCGCATGAAAAACTTCCCGAAATGGAAGGGCAAAAAACGCCTGAAGAAGACGCAGACGAATTAGAGGATGAGGAAGAGGAAGAGTTTAATGAGGAATAAAGGGCAATTATCAAAGCAGTATAAAGACGAAATGATACGCAGGCAGGTGCAGGTTGCAAGGTATGCAACGGGTCAGGCAAATTATGCAAACGCATTGATAAACGAACTGAATGAAAAAATTGCCTTATTCTGCATAAAGAAAGATTATATCGAAACAAAAAGCCAGTATGCGGAATGCAAAGAATACATAAGGGCAAAAAGCATGGAGTGCAGGGAAAAATTATACAAACGCCTGCAAAAAGAATTGAGGGATTTTATCATCGAGCAGTCAAAATGGGTTTACGGCAATTCTCCTGTCAAACTTGAAAAAACAAACGTTGACAAAATAGCAAGGAACATTTTTTTTACGGCTTATTCAGATACGGATAATATAAAAAGTTATATAACAAGAACGTTTAATCAGATATTTCAAATATGGAACGCGCAATTAACGATAGCATATAGGACGGGGCAAAATATGCGGAACATGGTTAAATTAGTATTAGACAGGGAGTTTAAATAATGGGCGGTTTAATGTCGGGCGTTGAAAGCTCCGTAAATACAAATATAAACGATATTATTAATCACGCTAATTCAACTATTGTAGATGACATATATAAATTAAATAAAGATTTTTACGACGGCTACCAGTGGATCGCGGCGTTAGACAGCGCAACCTGCCTAGCGTGTGCAAATATCGACAATAAAATATTTGATTTGCTTCCTGACATGGAAGGGGAAGGAACGAAACCGCCTGACGAGCCGCCTTTGCATAAAAATTGTAGGTGCATAATAGTTCCCGTATTAGAAGGCATGAGGGACGACCCCAGTCAGGCGCAGGCAAGCTATGAGGACTGGTTTAACAGACAGGACGAAGCAACGAAATTAGATATACTAGGTCCGGCAAGGTATAAAGAATATGCAAACGGCAAAGCGGTAACAGCGTTCGCAAAAGACGGCAGAATAGCCACTTTAGACGAATTAAGAGTTGACAGAATTACAAGAGCCGAACTAATTAGAGGAAATATATTTAAAGGGGAAACAATAAGTGAATTAATAAAAGTGAAAGGCGATTTGCCGAGCTATTTTGACAAAGTATCTGAAGACGACTGGCAGAAAATAATACAGATGATTAAAAACGGGGAAATGGGGAATGTAGGAAGGGTTATAATTTCCATAGACGGTATTGAAAATTCAAAAGGGGATATATTAGTACCAAAAAATATATTGATTGCGATTGATGATAAATTAAAAAATCCGAAATTAAATCCGCTTGAGATAATAGCGGATTATATTAAATCAGGAACCGCATTAACGGATGATGAAAAGAAGGAATTTAGAAAATGGGTTGGAAATAGCATGATGGCTAATTTTCCTAAAAATGAATTTTCTCCTGCTGAAATGGGCGCTTATGCCAAAAATGTTACTGATTATCTAGGCAAATTTCCGCCGCAATTACAAAGGGCTTTATTTGAAACAAGGCCAGAAATACATTTTTTCTCTTTAGATAAAAATACTGCATTTTTTAGCTTAGAAGAAAAAACATTAAATCCTAGTCTAAATTTTGGATTAAATACACTAACCATAGATAAAGAAGGGGCAAGGAAATTCTTTCATGAATTAGCGCACGCGCTTGATTATAGATTGGCAAAAATGACCGGCATATCAGCCATTGATGCGCAGACAATTAATAGACCGTCATTAATCTTTTATGATTTATTACAAAATGAGTTTGAAAAAAAAATTGCTGAATTATCTAAAAAAGGGTTGTTAGATAGTGTATTAGTAACTAATGAAAATGAAGAGACAAATCCATTTTGGAATGTTTATAATAGAGGTGCTTCAGATATTTTTAGAGGTTTATCGGATGAAAAATATAACGAACAAAAGTACGGCGGATGCGGCAAACATACAACATATACTAAGGGGCAGACAGTGCCTTTTGAAGCCTTTGCGCATTTTGTATCTGAATATGTAGAAGAGGTTGGAATGAAAGCTTTTTTTAAAGATACATTTACTGTTTTTTCAACATGGTTCGAAACAGGAAAATTGCCTTGAAGTAACTGATAAAAAGTTTATAATAATATATAAGAGGTACTAAATGACCGATAATGATTATCTTCCTACCACAAAGGACCCATTGATTAAGGCTTTTTATGACAAATTCGGAAGGGGTTTTAACACAAATATTTTTGGAGGTGTGTATTATGTTGATAAAGATGGAAAATGGTATAGTACGCCGGATACTAAAACTGAGTTTTTTGACATGGTTTCAAATTCGATTAAACAAGGGAAAAACTTATTTCTTGACTATCCTGCTACGTTACCGGACGGCGCAGAGGTATAATTTTGACAAATAAAAATGCTTACAGCATAATTTACTTTATAGCTAAATAAGGCAGAAACTCATTTAAACCGCCCTTCCCTGCCCCCTTTTTCCTCATTTTGATTATATATAGAAACAATAAAAAACGCATTTTTAAAATCTATTGATTTTCTTTATATTTCCCTGCAAATAATTAAATTAAGCATTTGGGAGCGTTAATTTTGCCGAAGGCATAGTCAATGACGATAAAATTAATATCCCTTAATGCCCGCAGTTGTTCCGCAAAGCGGTAGGCGCAGCCATAAACAACGCATTTTATATCCTGTGAGGGAAGACAATGAATAAAGAACTGGTTTTAAAACTGCTGGCGGCTCTCGGCGTTAAAATAGGCGCTGAGGAAGGAATGATTAAAGAGGACGACGCTTTTAAATTGGTCGAAGACCTTTTTAAAGCGGAAAATCTCGGTCTCATTCAGAAACGCGACGAACTGTTAGGTGAAGTCGTGAAGCAGAAAGAAAAAATTGCAGGGCTTGAAACCGCCGCAGCGGAAACGGGCAAGAAACAAGCGGAATTAGAAGCGCAGCTGAAAAAAGCAAACCCTGAAGAATTCAAAGCCTATTACGAAGGCAAGGCTAAAGAATTAGAGGGGAAATTTTCCGCTGAACTCGAAAAAGCAAACGCTGAGTTAGAGAAATTCCGAAGCAGCCACTACGAAAGAATTAAAGCCGACGAAATAAATGAGGCGCTGAAAGACGTTCAATTTATTGACGGCTTGCGCGACGGATTTATCGCGCTTGCTATGGCAAAAAACCAGTTTAAGCCCGTTGAACCGAATAAAGACGGGAACATTACTTTCATCAATCAGGAAAATAAAACGATAGCCGCCATGTTCCGCGAATTTGCTATTTCAAACGAAGGCAAAGCGTTTATTAAAAACGGAAATCAGGGAAGCGGAGCGGAAGGCGGAAGCGGCAAAGGAGGCGCGGGGCAAGGCGGACAGAAAATAAGCCGCAATGATTTTACGGCGCTTTCTCCGCAGGCGCAGGTAGATTTTACCAATAAAGGCGGCATAGTAACCGATTAGATGTTATGCGTCATGCGGCGTTGCCGATAGCATAACAATAGGTAAAATCTAAAGGAGTTGTTCAGCATGAACACCTTAACAAATTTGATACCTATTTTATTTGCGGCGCTGCAAATAGTGAGCCATGAACTTGTAGGCTTCATTCCGGCAGCGTCTCGCAACATGACGGCAGAACAAGCTGCGTTAAATCAAATTATCAGAGTGCCTATAACGCAGGAAACTGATAATCAAAATATAACGCCCGGAAAGCCGCCGGAAAACGGCGGCGAAGCGCTTGATTATATTGACATGGCAATAACTAAAGAAAAAATTGCCAAGCCGATTGTATGGAACGGAAATGAACAGCTATCGGTAGGCAGTCAATTAAATCAAATAATGGTCAATCAGTACGCACAGGCAATGCGCTCTTTAGTCAACGAAGTTGAAAGGGACGTATGCCTTGAAGGAGCCATCGGCGCGGCAGAAGCAGGCAATGTCTGCGGAACCGCAGGGGAAACTCCATTTGCAGCTAACCTATCGGATTTAGCAAAAGTGCGGAAAATGCAAGATGATTTGGGCGTTCCGAAAGGAGACAGGCATTTTGTAATCAATACGTCAACAGGAATGGCATTGCGGTCATTGCAGATGCTGACGAGCGCCGCGCACAGCGGAGACGCAGGATTGCTTCGGCAAGGCATACTAGGGGAACTTTACGGATACGCTGTAAGGGAAAGCGGCGGATTTTTGCCTGTTGACCCCGGCACTCAGACTTCGCTGACAATATCAGCTGCGCCTAAAGGTTCGAAAGCTATCGGCGTAACCGCGCTGACAGGCACGTTAAATATCGGCGCAATAATTCAGATTGCAGGAAAATATTACACGCTTACCGCTCCTGCCATTGCAGGGCAGACGACTTTGAACATATCGCCTGAATTGCGCGATGATATTTCAGGAACCGTTACAGGCACAGTGCTTTCAAATTATCTGCCCAACATTGCATTCAGCAGGGATTTTATTTATCTCGCGGCAAGGCAGCCGGCAATGCCCCAGCAGGCAAGCAAAACGGGAGGCACCCTGCTTGACATGATTGCAATAACCGATCCTATTTCAGGATTGACTTTTCAGGTTTGTTTGTTTGATAGGTACAGGCAGATTGCTATTGAAATCGGTCTGGCATGGGGAGTTAAAGCAGTAAATAAACGCCACGGGCTTTTATTGCTGGGTTAATTAAAACAGCGAAACAGGGGAAGCGGTTATGCGGTTAATTGTCGAAACCGGAAAAGGTTTGCCTAACGCTAATTCATACGTTGATTTGACAGATGTCGAAAATCATCTGCCGTCAACCGCAGCGGCGGAATTAGGCAAACTTTCCGAAGATGAACAAACTGACCGCCTAATAACCGCTTCCCTGTTTATTGATACGTCTTTTAACTGGATAGGCAGGCAAAAAACTTTAGAACAGGGATTGTGCTGGCCGAGAGTTAATGCGTCTTTTCAAGGGCATAAAATAGCGGACGATTATATTCCGCCGCAAGTGAAAAAGGCTTGCGCGATGGCAGTTAATTTGATTATGAAATCGGGGCTGTACGTTTTCCAAGAGACGGGGGAAGCGCAGACAAAAAAAGAAAAACTAGGCGCAATTGAGCAGGAGTATTTTGAAACGCTAAAAAAAGAATTCATAAACAATACGCAGTATTCAGACATAAATAATGCGCTTCGCGGATTATTTAAAAGTTCAGGCGGAGTAATAACTGCGGAGGTATTAAGGCAGTGAAACCCGAAAGCATAATAAAATTAGTTAAAGAAAAAACGGAACAGTACGGCATTGTAATAAATTGGAATGCTTCTGAGGCGGCAGTCAATAGCAGAGGGAGATCCGTTTTAAATAATAATGGAGAAGTAAAGTCTGCTAAAGTTTTGCTGCTTAAAGAAAAGTTTGCGCCTTTAAAAATTATTGACGCAAACACAATAGGATTAAGCCAAGATTATGCAAGGTACTTATTAACCCTGCCAGAAGTAGAAATTAAAAAGGATATGGTGATTACAGATAACCATGATAGAAAATGGAAGCTAGGATTTATAGACTGGTTCGATATTAGCGGAGTGCCTGTCTGCAAACAAACGACGCTGACGGAGGTAGAATAAAATGGCAGACGATAAAAAAGACGAACAACTGCCTCCGAGACCGGGAGAAAACCCCGTTAAAAAAGAAATAAAGGGAACTCCATTTGATGTATATATAAACGGACAGTCTGTAAGAATGAGCCGGCAGGAAGCATTAGGCGCAATGTCTCAGATAATTAACATACTCTGTTATTTTGACCAGCAGGAGGCAGACAATGGCTAGAAAAAGCGGCAGTCAAGGGATTTTAATCGGCTATGAACAAGTTATGCGAAAAATTGACAGCACATTTGCAGACAGATTAACAAACGTCAGAAAAACATTTAATGAAACTGCAAAAGAAATGCTGCAAGATTTTAGAGCCGTTCAATTAAGTGCGCCTGTAATAAAAACAAAAACTAAAGGGCAGGGAGAAGATGAGGCAAACGAAAATGTTTCAAAAGCAGTCGCATACGCAAAAGCGCATTCCGGAAATAATACTGCGGTTAGGGGCATTCCGTGGTTTAATAGAACGCAAAGAGCAATGAGGGCGGTTAATGCAATAATAAATGCGGATACAGAAGAAATAGCGTTAAGATTATCTCACGGAATATATTACGGCGCATACCTCGAATATGCACATAACAGAAAATATGCAATATTGGAACCGTTAATCAGGCAGTACGCTCCGAAACTTATTGAAAAAATGAAAAGAATTATGGGAGGCAGCGCATGACAGGCAGTTTAGCAAACCTCATAATAAAAAAACTCGAAGAAAGTTCTATTTGGAACGGCAAAGAAGGAGATAAATCAAATATTATTTTATTTTCAGATGCAGACGTATTTTCAAAAACGCCTTATGCAGTTGTAAAACCTGAAACGGGCATACGCGAAAATACAAGGGCGTTTAGAATAATTGCGCATATGGATAGGGGTTTTTTAGACGAACTGGAAAATTATGTTTTAAAAGAGTTAGACAGTTTGTTGTTATCTGATTATTTAATTGATGAAGAAGGCGGAAGGTTTAAGCTATACCCCAGCGGTTATACGGACGTTACGCCTGAAAAAGAGGATAACAGCTACTTTATGGAGAGGCTGTACTATTCTCCGCTGACGGTTAGGAATTAAGTAATAATGCAGGAAGTTTTTCTGCTTATTATAAATGCGCTAAAAATTAATATGAGAGGTGCGTAACATGGTAGAAAATGTTATCAATCGAAAAGAAAGGTTTGCAACCGAAGGCATAAGGTTTCAGAGGCATAACGGAGACGGCACAATTCCCACTCCGCAGAGGTTTCTCGGTTTTGCGAATACAACGGATTTGTCGGCAGTGCTGAAAAATAATAAAGCTCCGCTGACAATAAAAATTAACGGTGCTCCTGCGGTTACGAAAGACGTAACATTTGACGCTGAAGACGATGAAAATGTAACTGTTCAAGAAGCCGTAGATGCGTTAAATGATGCCGATTTTCCCGACATTGTTTTTGAAGTCGACGCAAAAACGGAGAGGCTGAAAGGCAGGTATGCTCCTGAAACTAATTCAAACAGCGAACCCAACGGCAGCCCGAATGATGAACCGCCCGCGCCGCAGGGCAGAATTATTCAAGTAGTCGGAAAACTTGCAGCTGCGCTCGATTTCGGAAACTGCCTTAAGCACGGCGGCAACGGTCTTGAAGTTATTTCCTTCTTTGATGATGAAACAATATCAATCGGTCTTCCCAAAGACATTAAAGACAAAGAAGAAATTGATGTCGAAGGCGCAAAAGGCACAATAACCCGAATGATAATCGGCGCAATGGTTCAGGGGCTTTCCCCCGTTGTTACGCTGAAAGAAAAAGATTACTACTTACTTGAACTTATTCAGGGCGGAGACCTTAACAGAGAAACGGGAACGTACAACCCTCCCCTCTCAAACGAAAGCGATCATCCTTCATTTTGGGCGGAAATTTTTTCTCCCATCTATTCAAAGGGAAGCAATAAACTTTCAGACATCGCAGGATATGAAAGAATGCTCCTGCGCACAATGGTCGGCATGGAAGGCGATGTTCCGATAGACGCAAAAGCATGGGCGCAGTACGCTTTTAATCTTGTGGCAACAGAATACACAGACGAAAACAGCGCAAAATTTCCTGCATGGGAAGAGCAGACATTATCCGCAACGCAGTTTGACGCGCTGAACGTCAAGAAGGTAAAAATCTAACATGAAAAAAACCGATAAGAGGCAGGCGGAATTAAAAAGTTTAATTAACGCAATTCTCGATGAGCGGCTAAAGGGCGTTGCGTCTTTTAATGACGACCTGTCTTTTATCGGTTACGCTCCCATTGAAAAAATAAGGGGCGCATTATTTCACTGGGTTGCGGTTCCGTTTAACGGCACTGGCGTATGGTGTCAATTAAGATGCCCTAACGCAACGCAGATAGAACAATGCGGCAGCATTTCAAACATTGCGCAGGATATAGAGGACGGCAAACAAATAGAATACGATGAAATTATCAAAATACGAAACCATCACGAAGCGTTATGCCGAATAACGTTCAACAAACCGACATTTGATCATATCGCGGAATTAGTCGGCGATAATGATTTTGTCATTTCTGAAAAGAAAAAAGAATTCGAAACAATTAAAAACCAGTATGAAGAAAATAAGGATAAAATAAATGAGGCGGATAAAGAAGTAATCGAGATGAAAATAAAAACGCTTGGATTGCAGATAGGCTTCATACTGCCAGATGATACAATGGCGTTCATAACTAGATGGGCGATGGGCAACGATGTTTCCGATATAAAAAAAATAACAAGGGATAATTTTTTAAGAGCCGCCATGCTTGCAAAAGCGCACAACAAAGCCCCCAGTGATTATATTTCCGGCAGGTTTACGGATTTTAACAAAAAAGAAATTGACACATACGCCTTAATAGTTTTAGACGAATATATGAAGGATCAGAAAATTGTTAGTGAAAGCAAGTATAAATGGTTTTTAGGCGGCAGAAATAAATCAGGCAGCGGATTTTTAAAGGGGTAGCCTATGGCAAGCGATAATGCAGGCGCAATTTATGTAGAAATAAGAGCCGCTCTTGACAAATTGCAAGCCGACATAAATAAATCGGCGGCAATGTTTAAACAAATAGAAGGCAAAGCGAAACCGCCTACAGAGAAAATTCCGAATATGTTTGAAAAGATGGGCAAGGACGTAGGCAAATCCTTAACAAATATGTCGAATACGGGCATAGGGCAGTTTGCAAAGATGGCGCAGGGAATGCAGGCGGCAATAATGTCCGCGCCTGTAATCGGAATGATTATGATGGTCGTCGGCGCTATTACGAAAGCCGTTAAAGGCTTTTTAGACAATATGAAAGAAAATACTAAAGTTTTTATTGAACAGCAGAAAGAAGTTGCAAAACTAAACGCGGTTATACAAAGCACAGGCGCGATAGCATGGACTACAACTAGGCAGATGAAAGGCATGGCAAAAGAATTATCCGCAGAAACGGGAAGATCAGTAAAAGACATTATGGAAATGCAGTCAGTGTTATTAGGTTTCAAAAACGTTACGGGGGAATCATTCGACAGGGCAACTAAAGCGATAGTCGATATGTCCGCCGTTATGGGAGGCGATTTAAAAGGCGCGGCTAATTCAGTAGGAAAAGCGTTAGACACTCCGATAGAAGGAATGTCGGCATTATCGCGTCAGGGATTTGTTTTTACCCAGCAGGAAAAAGCAATGGTAGCGGAACTGGTAAAAACAGGCAAAGTATTAGAAGCGCAGGACGTGATTTTACGGGCGATGGAAGACAGTTTCGCAGGCGTTGCTTCTTCGATGAACGCAGCTGAACAGGCGGCATCGCGGTTGAACGCCGCAGAGGAAAGATTAGCGGCGGCAAGGGGCGAGAGGGACAGCCGCCATATTGCGGCAAGCCAAAATAGAAGGGCGGCGCGAAAAGAAGAACGCGCAGAAGAGATAGAGTTTCAAAATGCGGTGCGCAATGCAAAAGCCGCCGATTATTCAGAGCAGATAACGCAAATAGAAGCCCTATCGCGGAACTATCAGAAAGCGGCGGAAGAAGTTTCGCGGCTGAATGCGTTAAAAGATACGGGAGAATGGAGCGTTGAATTAGAGATTAGTTTAGATGAAGCAAAGGCGCAGGAAATAACATCGCGCAATATGAAAATTACGGCAGAATTAGAACTTGACAGAAAAGAAGCGGACGATCAGCTAGTGCTGCTTAAAAATGAAATGAACGATTTTTTTATCAGCGACACTCATAATAGCATGATACTAGAGGAAGCGCGAAAAAACGGGGAAGAATTATCAAAAGTGTTATATGAAATTGCAAGAACTGAGGGGTACTTAAGCGCCAACCAGCAGGCGTATGTATCGCAATTAGCAAGCGGCGTTGCAGTGCAAGAAACAATTTTAAAAAATATAGACGGGCAAATTGAAAGGCAGCAGGCATTCGCGGAAGCGCATATGCAAAATATGCGCAATGAAGAAGCGGATAACGAACAACTAAGGCTGCAAAGAGAAGCGATAAACGAAATTGAACAGCAGAGAATAAAATTATTAGAAGAAATAGAAAGAGCGGAAAAAGCAGGTTTGCAAACGGCGGAAGAAGCAAAGCAGGCAAGGGCAAATGCATATAAAACAGAAGCGGACGCAATTAATCAAATAATGTCTAACGCCCAGAGACTAAAACTTACAAGCGAAAGCGCAATAAGACGGCAGAAAGAAATGATGGACGATTTGAATAAGGGATTAAATGAAGCTACGGGCAATTACCGCCGCCTGCATGAAGAAATAGCCGCAGGACCGAGAAGAATAACCGCCGCGCAGTTCGGCGAACGGCTGTCTCAAATAGAAACTGCATTGAGAAATAATGAAAACGCATTGCAGGAAATGCGCAGAACGGGTCTGATTAACGAAAAAGAATATCAAGACCAATTATTGCAGGCGCGTCAAGCGTCCGCAAATTCAGCCCAGCAGCTATTGCGAGAAACGGGCGTAATGGAAAGAGGAAATGAGGGCTTTTATGCGAGAATACGCGCACTCGATGCAGTAGCGGATAAAGAAACGGAACTGGCAAAAGAAAGGGAAACGGCAGAAAAAGCGTTAAAAGACAGAACTAAATACGAACAGGGCTTACAAGATAAATTAGAAGAATTAAAAGCAACAGAAAGCCAATTAATTGAAATAGAAATAAGAAGGTCATGGGAAAAAATAGAACAGTCAGGAATGTTAATCGGGCTGACCGAAGATGAAATTGAAGCATTGAAAAGACTGAACGAAGAAGTAATCAGATTAGAAAAAAACGATAAAGGTGTATCTGAAAATTTTAAAAAAGTAATGGAAAAAATACAGCAGTACGGTTCCGCAATAGGAAACGCATTGTCAGGATTTGCCGATTTAAGGGCGGCAATGATACAGAAAGAAGTCGATGAAGAATTAAAAGCGCAGGAAAAAATATATAAAACAAAATTAGACTACCTTGAAAAAGAAAAACAGGCAAAATTATATGCAAAAGGATTTATAGAAGCGCAGACGGAAGAACAGCATCAAAGGGAATTAGAGCTTGCGATAGAAAGCGGAGACCAGCAGAGAATATACGCGGCGCACAGCAATCATGAAAAGTTTTTAATTGAAGAAGAGTTTGCGAACGCAAAAGAAGCATTAGATCAGCAGACAGCGGAGAAAAAAGCGCAGTTGGAATATAAGGCGGCGCTGGCAACTTGGGAAAGCCAGTTATTGCAGGCAATAGTAAGCGCGGCAATGGCAACGATAGGAACATTATCGCAGCCGCCTTATCCTCCGTGGAACTTAGGTCTTGTTGCCTTGACAGCAGGACTCGGAGCCGCGCAGATAGGAGTAGTTAGCGCAAACAAGCCGAAAATGCAAACGTTCGCGGAAGGCGGCATTGTGTCAGGCAATTCTTTTAGGGGGGATAATGTTTTAGTAAGGGCAAACAGCGGCGAAATGATTTTAGATCAAAGAAAGCAAAAAAATATGCTTAACGCTATTGATAATAATGAATTAGGCGAAGGGCAGAAAGTATACAACATAATCACAGCGGTAAACCTAGACGGCAGGGAGATTTGCAGGAACACGGTAACTTACATCAACAACGGAGCCGAGCTTATCAAACAGAGGAGCGTCGTAAAATGAACGCATAC